ACCCTTTTTTTTTGCCGTAAACCTGAAGCGGCAATTTGGGCGTATTGAAAAAAAAGCATGTTTGAATTTGAAGTTAATGATTCCGTCATCGTGAAACAGCAGGCAGCACTGGAAGCCGCGCTGTCAACGAATCCGAACACCGAGAAGGCTCTTCGTAAAATCATCAGGAAGGCTCTGATGGAGGTCAGGCCGGAATTAGTGTCGGCGGCTCGCAATGCGATGGCCAGCGACCCGCGAGGAGCAGCCAACGGCATACGGCTGGCTGTCTATAAGAAAGTCCTTGGCGGTAATGTCAATATTTTTGACAGACGGTCAAGGGCTGGAAGTGTGTCGAACTATGAGCCGCCCCGCAAATTGCAGCCAGGACAGCGAGGCGGCAACCGAGTGCCGCGAGGCGCACGCACCGATTCCGTGATGCACTATGGGCCACTCGACCGTCAATGGATACTTCGCATTATCAATAGCGGTACGTCCGACCGCACAGCTGGCACGCGAGGCGGTAGGCTGTCAGGCAACCGTGGTGCCATCGCGCCGCGCAACTTCTTCCGTGGTGCTGGTGAGCGAGCCTTGACGAAAGCCGCCGACCATCTCGCCCTCATGATAGACACCGAACTCGAAGCGATGCTGAATAAGAAGTCAACCGCCTGACTTTCGCAATCGACGATAACACCAACACAGGCGGCGAAATCGGTGGTAATACACCTGGTGGAGATATTGAAGGCTAATTCTTAAAAGATTCTAAAATTTCCCGTGAAGTGATACAACTTTACGGGAAACTTTTTAACTTTGCACCGTCAAAACCAAACGAGGGGCATGAAGCAGCAGCCCCCTAAAAAGATGGCTGCTTATTTTATGCCCGTTGCATAGAAGCATAGCGGCAACCGCGTGGGCAAGTGGAAACACCCCCAAAGGCAAACAACAAACCTCGTTTGGGCCTTGACAGCGCGTAGTGCCGCATTTTTTATTTGTCAAAACAAAAACGAGTATGAACAAGAATGAAAAATGGGAAGAAGACATCGCCCAAAAGAATGCCGCAAGAACGTTGCTGAAGCAGTACATCGCTGAGCATCCGCAAGACATCATGTTTGCAATCGAAGAACTCATTCCGTTCTTCAGCGAGTGTAGTTATTCAGGACTACAAGACGCAATGAACACCGTGAACGTGGCTATTGCAAGTGTTTCACTGAAAGTTATCGAGGACGTTGCCGAGTATGGCGACGGGGATTCGTCAGAGCGTAGTTACTTGCCAGTCGATGCAAAGGAAATGCAATCGGCCATCTACTACCTCACGAAGTTCATCCGCTTGCTCGGTCCACTCTCTCACCTGTGCGGAAACGACAAGGTTCCCGCCATTGAAATGACCGACAGAGCATTCTCAAAGACTTTGCACGTATGATGGAAGAGATTTGGAAAGACGTGCAAGGATTTGAAGGACGCTATCAGGTCAGCAACATGGGGCGTGTGCGTAGTCTTGACCGATGGAGTCTTGATGAGCGTCCGCACTTTGTGAAAGGTATGATGCTCAAACCATCACCAAATAAAGGACGCGGTTACCTGCGCGTATCACTAAGCGACGGGCATAGAAATTACAAACACTACGAAGTGCATAGGCTTGTTGCCCTGCACTTCGTTCCTGGTTACAAGAAGGGCTTGGTTGTCAATCATATAAATGAAATCAAGACCGACAACCGAGCCGAGAACCTTGAATGGTGTACCTATCAGTATAATCTGAACTACAGCGACGTGGTAGCGTGGAAGCGAAAGCCTGTCTATCAATATGACCTTGATGGAAATTTTATCAAGAAATTCAAATGCGGAAATCAGGCTGAACAAGAACTTGGATTTACCATCGTTCACGCCATCTATAAGAGCAAAAGAGGATATACGCACGGATTCCTTTTTAGTCAGGAACCGCACACGAAAGATTACTGGAATAAAGTCACAAAAGAAAATAAAGGCCGGACAAGACGTGTTGTGCAATATGATGATAATGGCAATGAAATAGCAAGGTTTAATACCGTCACAGAGGCTGCAAAAGCAATGAACGTGACTGTAACGTGTATTAGTAAATGTAGTAGAGGAAAAACTATCCATGCAGCAGGGTATAGGTGGCGGTTTATATAAAGTAAACCTGAGAAAGTAATAAGCCCGATTAGTGACTGCCCACTAATCGGGCTTTTCTATTTACGAATGGCAGAAAGCGTAGTAAGACTTAGAATAGACACGAAGGAGTATGATGCCAACATCAAGCGGGCTGGCGAAGCATTGACGCAATACTTCAACCGTGTGCGCCAAGGCGGCGGTACGCTTGAGCACCTGGACAAGGGTGTACTGGACGCGGTGAAAGCTATGGGCGAATTGGGCACCAAGTCCGACTCTACCCGTGGAGCCATGCGCGAACTGTTGCAGGCAACCGCAGACATGACGGTTCAGTACCGCCGTCTGACCGAAGCCGAAAGAGCGACACCGCTTGGTGAAGCTATGGCTCAGTCGATCGCACATATGACTGATCGGGCAGGTGAACTGAGCGATGCGATGGGCGACGTGTCGGCCAGCATACAGCATGCGGCCAGCGATACACGTGCATTCGACCAGGTTGCCGGTGGTATATCACTTATGACGAGTGGCTTCCAGACTGCCGTCGGTGCCGCCAACTTGCTCGGCATAGAGATAGGCAATGAAGAGAAAGTCTTGGCCACGCTGGCATCGGCCATGAGCATCACAAACGGGCTCCAAACGGTTCAGAACCTATTGCAGAGCCAGTCGGCGTTGATGATGGGTGTACAGGCGGCAAGGGCGTCCATTGCCGCAGCTGCACAGACCGCGCTTGCCGCTGCCACTGGCTCGGCCACCATCGCCCAGAAAGCCTTCAACCTGGTGGCAAACGCCAATCCCTACGTTTTGCTGGCCACCGCCGTTGCCGCTGTCGGCACTGCTCTATATGCTTTTGCGTCAGCGTCGGACAAGGCCGAAAAAGAAGCCGAGGAACTGGCGAAAGCCGAAGAAGAAGCCAAGAAAAAGGCTGATGACACCCGCAACGCCTTTGTTAATGCCAGTGCCGAAGCCATGAACTCAGCAAGCCGTCTGAGCTCATTGCAAGTCGCCTACATGAACGCCAACAGCGAGATTGAGAAAACCAGCATCCTAAAACAAGCGCAGGAGCAGTTTAAGAAGTTAGGGTTTGAGTGCAAAAACCTGAACGACACACAGAACCTACTCATCCGGGACGGAGCGAAGGTAATAGAGCTAATACGAATGCAAGGCAACGTAGCCGCTTTGTCCGCCGTGCGCATGGAGGCATTCAAGAACTCTTTCAAGATGCTCATGGAGAATGGCTATTCTGCCAGTGCCGCTTCCATTCTCGCCGGCTACAACAAGGAAGTTGTAGAGCTTGATGGACAGATTACCCAGATGCAGGGAAAGATACAGGGGCTGAAAGGGTCACTCCCGATGGCTGGTGGAGGAGGAAAAAGTGGTGGAAGTATCTCTTCGACACGCACCGACGCGCCGACCGCTGCAGCATATAGCATCGCTGGGCTGACAGCTCAGATGCAGGCCCTCCGCAAGGAGCAGGAACAAGTCACGAGCACGTCAGACTGGGAGGAATACCGACGCAAGATATTCGGTGTTAACGACGCGATGAAGATGCTTCGCGGCGAGCTTTCCCCCCAGGGTCTTGGTGCTGTCTCATTCTCCGACATGGGGCGAAAGTCGGTGGAAGCTGCCCAGCAGTCCTTGAAGAACAAGAAGCTGGATGTGAAGATTGTACAGCCTAAGGAAGAGAAAGCGAATGTGAAGGCTAACGAAATCTTGAGCGGCATCAGCAGTGCGGTGGGCAACATGGTGAGCGGCATCGAGGGCCTTGGAATAGAAATCCCCAAGGACTTGCAGAACATGCTTGGCGTGCTGAACAGTATCACCATGATTCTGACATCCATCGAAACGTTCCAGAAGATAGGTACACTGCTCGGCTTTGCGAATGGCGGCGTGGTGAAAGCCGCCAGCGGCTACACCGTCCCTGGCCGCAGGTTCAGCGGCGACATGATTCCCGCACGGCTGAACGCCGGCGAGCTGGTGCTGAACCAGGCGCAGGCAGGCGTCATAGCCAGTGCACTGCAAGACCGCGACTTCAGCGGCGGCATGGGCGGACAGCCCTACACCAACGGAGAGAACATCATCCTGGGCATTAACAACACCTACAAGCGCAAGGGCATGGGTGAGATAGTAACCACCTCGATGCTCAGACACATGGGAATAACGAATTAGAAAAATGATAATACACGGAAGAGACTTAATCGTGAAACTGGGCGGCGTGGCCATTGCCGGTGCCCGTTCCTGCGAGCTGAACGTTAGCGGTGAAGCAATAGAGACCAGTTCGCCGACACGAGGCCGTTGGCGTACCTACATCCCAGGACGGAAAGGGTGGAGCGTCACGGCCAACCACCTTGTGACCGCTGTCACCAGCAACGCCGCCAAGGTGGGCACGGTGGTGACGCTGACCTTCGGCAAGCGTGACAGCAGTGAGGTGCTGACAGGCCAGGCCATCGTCACAGGTTGGCGTTGCACGGCCACGCTGGGCAACTTGTCGCAGGGCGTTTTTTCATTTCAGGGCAGCGGGCCGTTGGAAGAGGTTTAGTAAACCCTGAACAGCAAAACAGGCAATAAGAAAAGGAAAGAACTATGGAATTGTTCGGAAGTAACATATCATTTTTTCGCAAGCGCGAGGTGGCGAGTGCCAACGGTACGCCGGGCACCATCACCACCACCGACCCCGCCGCTCCGGAGAACCAGACGCAGCCGAAGGGCGGCAACTGGGCGGCCAATGTGGTCAGCCCTCACGGCATGTCGTCGCTCATGGTGCCAGCGTGGCATCGTGGCGTAAGCCTTATCATGCAGACGATGGGGCAGATGGAAGTGGAGTACCAGCGCAAGGACATGGATGGCGGCAACTTCGTGGAGAGCCTTTACGGCGACAATGGCAAGCTGAACTACCTGCTACAAGTGCGGCCAAATCCCTATATGTCGGCCTCGCAGTTGCAGGAACAAATTGAGTTCCGTAAAATCTACTTCGGCAACGCCTACGTCTATCTGGAGCGCGACATGGCCGGGGAGTGGCCCCGTGCGCTGTGGCTTTGTCAGGCAGGAGTTATCAACACGGGGACAGACACCTACACCATCCAGTACACGCCAAAGCCGGGTATGTCGGTGGTGAAAACGGTGCCGATGGAGGACGTGCTGCACTTCCGCAACACCTTCCTCACGCCCGACCTGCTCTACGGAATCCCCACGCTTCAGTTTGCCATGCGGTCGCTTCAGATTTCGGCCACGGGCGACGAGCAGACCCTTCAGGACATGGCCAAGGGTGGCCGTTACAAAGTGCTGCTCCAGGAGAAAGAGGCGGCACCCGTCGGCACCCGTGGCCGTGCCAATGCGAACCAGCTGAAGGAAATCACGCGGCGGTTCCGTGAGGACTGGGCCAGCAACGACGTGCTGCTGCTCGACAACGTGGCCGGTGCTCAGATGCTCAGTCAGACAAGTCAGCAGTTGCAGCTCTTGGAGAGCCGTGGTTTTGAGGTGAAGAGCCTGGCGCGGTTGCTGGGCATCCCATTGGTGATGATGATGGAGGGCGACGGCGGCTCGTACAAAATGCCGGAACTGGCCACGCAGGAGTTCATGCTTCGCACCATCCAGCCGCGCATCCGTGAGCATGAAGATGAGATGAACAGCAAGCTGCTCAGTGTGGGCGACTTCGGCAAGCGACGCATCCACATCTGCGAGAAAGCCCTGCGCCGCCTCGACCCGATGCAGCAGGCCAACCTCGACAAGAGCCGCTTAGAGACGGGAGCCATGACCATCAACGAGATTCGTCAGCAGTACGACCAGCCAGCTGTGGAGAACGGCGACGAGCCGATGGCCAGCGCGAACATGATGACGCTGAAGGCTCTCATCGCAAAGAGCGAGGGCGCAACGGAGCTGAAGCCAGGTAACTACACCGTGAGCGACCCTGCGGGAAAACCGCAGGGCACAGCGGCCAACGGAGAGGAGGGCGCATAGATGGGTTACAGCAGCGGAATGTTGGATAAGAAGGTCGGTATCTGGTCGGTTGACCGCCAGGCCGACGGCGCAACCGGCGTGAGAGGCACCGGCGGCGTGAAGTACGTTTGCAACGGCTGTGTGTGGGGCAGCGTGAAGTGGACGAAAGGTATGCACGCCATGATGGAAGGAGCACTGGAGGCATACGACGTGGTGCAGATACGCATG